GTATGACATGCCGCCGCGACCCGGATCCAGGAGGACGCGGCGGTTTTTCCAGGCCTTCTGGATGGCGTTGAGGGGCCACGACCACGCCAGATAGGAGCGCGTGTCGCAGGCGAAGATCGCCCTCGTCTTGCCATGTTCAATCTTGTCGGAGCGAGATACCGACGTCCGCCCATCCCAGGAAGAGATGGGTTCGTCAACGAGGTACTCGCTCGCCATCCGACGGTAGGTACGCGCGAAGCCTGGGAACGCGTCGTCGGGAATTTCAAGGGACCGGGAGGCGGCGGCGGTGTTCGATCCGTTGACGCACCACGCCCACCGAGAGGTCCAGTAGTCTTCGAGGCCCGGCAGCGTGAAGCCCTTAGGGAGCTCAGCATCCAGGATCGCCTCGACGTGTGGCAGAAGGTCGTCTGCCGAAATCTTGACCGTAGTTGCGGCGACCACCTCGGGGTCGAGGCGCTTCTGCAACTCCTTGTCCCAATCAATCGCGCCCGTGAGCCGCCCCTGGAGTGTCTGGGCTTCGGTCAGGCACGCCCCTAGTTGGGTAGCGTTCAGACCGAGAGCTTTCAGGGCGTTCGAGAGCCCCTTCGCATCTTTGGGCCGCGTAATTGCGATTCCGCTGACGACGGGCGCGAACGATTGGAGGAGGGGGCGTAGAGCGAAGGCATAAAGGATATGCCCGCACGCGACGTCCCGGGGGGTTCCGAAAGGGATACAAGAGAGCCAACGTCCGGCCTCGGTGGAGCCGACGATGGTGGTGAGGGCGCGGACGAGTCCACCCAACTGTACGTTGGGCTTGTTGCGCGCGCCGGGGTGGGGCTTGAACGGAAAGGCGATCATCCGAAACCCCTTGTCTGAAGCGAGCCGGCGGGCGAACTGCCCATAGGTGAATGGGTGTCCGCCGGCCTCGCAAGCCGCCCTAGGAACGGGCGGCCGAATCCGCGCCTCCCCGAGGCGATACGCGGCGTCGAGCAACCGCCCAGTCAACTCTGTTTGGGATGTGAGTTGGAAAGGGTAGTCGAACGCCAGCAGCGAGATCGCGGCCGGGAGAAGTGGGTGCAGCCCTGCTAATTGATGGTGCCGCAGCTCCAGGGCTGAGAGCTGCTGCGGAAAAGAGATCCCCGAGAGGAAGCCCAGATGTCTATGGGCTCCCTTCAACACGCCGAAGAGAGTGCCACCGAGTGTGGCAAACTCTTCCCTCCGCTCTTCCGCTCGCGCGAAGAGCGCGGAGAGGTCAGCCTCCCCGGGTGCCATTACTGCTGGCCGGCCCG